AACGAACATCATCTCACGTTTGTTCTGAGACATGCCGGGATTACCACCCTTGATAAAGTGATACAATTTTCGGGCCTCTTGCTGTAATGAGGTATGCTCTGTGCCGTCTGGTGCATCATTCGGTGTATATGGTACATCACCGTCTGGTAGAAGCCACTCAATCTTTGGATCAAAGGATGCCTTACAAATCATGCGAAGTGCATCAGTCTGATACTGTCTTAGAAATTGAACTTTCTCTTTTTTTGTTTTGATTTTAGCAACTTTGTTTAGGGTTTCTGCAAAGCTTGGTGTGTAGGTATCGATTGCCATTAAAATTCTCCTATCGATTCAACGAGGTTTCGTAACCTCTTTTGTGTAAAATAATTTAGTAGTTTGCTACGGTCACCATCTGGTGCGTTATGATATGATGTACAACACTCCATATACAACTCAGACGGTGATTCTCTCAGGTCAATCAGTTTCTTGTTTCTCTGGTAGTTTCTTTTGATTTCATCGTTAGGAAACTCACCCCTAACCATATTCTGAATTTTCTTCTTGCTCAGAGGTTTCTGTCGCAGTCCATCCACGAAGGTATTATCTGGTGATAACACATTAGGAATACCATCACTGCTGTCACCTTTTAGAACATGCTCACTAAGATAGGTATCTGGGTCAACACCATTGACAAACTTCTTGGTGATGGGACTATATTGTGTCACGTTACGAAACTTCTGTAACTGAATGAAATCCTTGTCTCCTGACAGGATTAACGTCTTACCGTTGTCGAACTCCAACTCACCACACAGTGCAGCAATGATATCATCTGCCTCTGCGCCATACACCTCAAGATGTTTGTAAGGGAAGAACTCTTTAAGTTCTGCCTTGATGGCGTTCAGCACTTTAAAGATAGCATCCCAATCGTTAGAAGAAGTCTCTCTACCCTTCTTGCGACTATGCTTGTACTCAGGATAATAATCCCGACGCCAGTAGTGTTTGGAGTCGTAGCACAGAACCAGCTCACCATACTCTTCACAAAACTTCATGCGATACATGCGTAGTGAATTGAGAATCATATGACGAACCATATCCTCTTCGGGTTTGGTTTGTTTGGTCATATGCAGATGCATCATAACGGATGCAACTGAAATCTGGTTCATGTCAACTAAAATCATAATTTATCTTTCTACTTATTTATAATGTTCGCATTGAAGCTCATCATGCGCCGTTCACCTTCTACAGAGAAGGGATACACAAGATGCTTCAACCAAGATGGAAACACAAGGAACTTGCCCACCTCTGGTTTAAATTTTATATTGTCTGAACGAAATGGTTGTGACTCACCAAACCCAAATTCAATCAAACCTTTTGCCGGATAGTGATCTTGGAAATCTTCTTCCCATTCGTCATTCATACCCTCTGGCACTTTGAGATAGATACCAGCAGAGAAGTCACCGCTGTGGTGGTGAAAGGGATTGAAGTCACCAGCATACTGACTTACCACCCAACTATGAGTCAGATGGATATTGTCGATAGTTGGTTTTGTTCCAGTATCCATTCGAGTCCACGGGTTGTTCCTATTCATCTTAATCATATGAAGCAGATAATCTAGGCAACCCTGTTTCATAGTCTTGAATAGAAATGACCTATCGTCTGAATCAGTGACAGGAATCAAAATCTCCTTGTTTACCTTACCGACAAGTTTGTGTGACCAATCCCACTGCTTGCTCTTTTCTTCACTTGACAAAACATCATCAGCAACGTCATTGACAATATCAACAAATCGTTCTGGAACTGTTGTCTCTAAAATTGTAGGACTAAATGGTTCATGAAACTTCTGGGTCATAATCGTCATCCTCTACCAAATTTGCAAGTTCAACAATAGTTTCAAAGTTGACTTCTGTTTCATAAGAACCATCATCATCATTATGAATATCAACATACTCTTCCATGAACTTCTGTGTTATGTGAGCCATTCCCATGTCTCTATATATGGAACCATTTACCAAAGAAATAACCATTGCCATATCACGAATGAAAGTCTTTGCACTAACATCAATACCATTTTCACTCATGGTATGAATCATCTGAACCATCAAACTCTGAGTAAGTTCCTCAGCAAATTGAATGTCCTGTTGCACCGCAAGAATATCTTCATTAGGAAGTTTTACTTCTCTTCCGCTTTTTACGGGCCATGGACCCTTTACCACGTTGTTTGGTAGTCTCTCGTTCAGATCGTCCGTCATTTGTTAATCCTCTTTCTTCATCATGCATTTCTTGTGTCCATACTAAACCCAAATCAGGATAGAATGTTCCAACGTCTCGTTTAGGTTCACCCTTTCGTGGGCCATACCAGTAATATGCTAACGCAACACACCGATTGCGTACTCTATTTTGCATCTGTTCTCCATAGAACATATCAATCCAATCACCCGTGCGAAGATAAGATAACATATTACGAATATAAGCGTCATGCATTGCAAGTTTTGCATCTGCACCTTTAATCTTTTGACGTACAGCAGCACGTTCAAACTTTGCATAATCCTTCTGAACCCTGATCCACTCCTTAACCCTTTTGGGACTCAGTTGGTGATCATCAGGAAGATTACGCAAACACTCAGCAATACCAGACTTACCATAGTCTGGGTTCTTTGCTGCCCGAGCCTCCCTTGCCTTTGCAAGACGTTCTGATGCAGCTGCTTTCTGCTCATCAGTCATAGGTTTACGCGGTTTGCGTTTCTTAGGTGCTTTCCACTCACTATTGTCTGTGGTCGCAGTGATTTTCTTTCTAGTCATTTTTTACCCTTTTAGTAAATATTGAAAGATGCCGTTGAGAAAGATTGCACAAGCAACTGCATTCACAACGATGAGTGACCTATCGTTCCACATGATAGAAACCCACAACCAACCAGAAACCCCAACAAACTGTAGATACATGTTGTAGGGATAAAGATTATTTGTGGTCATAATCATTGCCACGATAAGAACTAGTGATGCCGCCCACTTAACATACCAACTTAAAGGATGTTGGTGTTTTAGTGGGGTAGACGTTGTAGAAGGATTTTGATGTTCCTTCAATTCCATTTTCAGTATCCTTGTTCAGTCATTCGTTTTTCAAGATTGCGTTTTTGACGCCGAGCTGCAGCTGCCCGTTCCTTACGTCGCCTCTCACCTTTTGACACATAGAACTCTCGTTCTCGCAGTTCATTAAAGAACCCGTCTTCTGTGAGTTTCTTTTTAAGAATCCTCATTGCCTTGTCAACATTATTATTACGCACTTCAATTCTCATAATTATCTCCTCATGTTTGCTATTGATTTAGCATCATCTTTTCTACGAATAGGTACTGCATTAGATTTATGCATCTGTCCAATACCTATGATTTCTGTACCTGTGTACACGTTCTCTTTCTTCTTCGCCATACTGGGGTTATAGAATTGGTCGGAGTTGTAAGATTCGAACTTACGACCCCCTGCTCCCAAAGCAGGTGCGCTACCAGACTGCGCCAAACTCCGTTTGTTGGTGCTCTCGACAGGACTCGAACCTGTGACCCTCGGTTTAGAAGACCGATGCTCTGATCCAACTGAGCTACGAGAGCCTACACCCATCTTCTTGAGAAACTTTGCGTGTTTACGCTCCGCCTCTAGGACAGACTTGGACTTCTTCTTCTGTTTGCGCTTGCGTGTATTCGTGGTCGAATAGTACACAGGCAATAGGTGCATACCGCTCATGATTCTTACTATATATTATTGATTAGGATTTGTCAAGTAGTTTTTTTGGCTTCTTTGACTGCTTTTGCAACCAACTCTGAAATGGGAACAAGTTCCTTGTCACCATCCTTGTCCAGCACCGTTGCAACGAAACCTTCTTTCTCAAGAGTATCTAACATTGTTCCAATGACCAGTTCTATCTTGTTATTAATAGACCAGCGACCAGCAAAGTATGCTGATGCAATTGCACCCATCGCGATGGCAGTGTGAAGATATACATCCATAATTCTATTTATCTCTTTTAATTTCCGAGTGTCTATACAGTATACACGAAAAAAAGAGCATTGTCAAGAGGTTTTTTAAAATCTAGAGAGAAATCTTGCAATGTGGTGTACGAAAGGTAACAATGTTGCAGCCATGAATAGGTTTACACCAGTGTGTGCCATTGCAATTCTAAGTGTGTCGCCCTTCGGCATACCATCAGAAACTAGAGCACCCGCAAGCCAGATAGTTCCAGTTGTTCCAATGTTCGCTCCAAGGACAGCAGCAATCGCGGCAGGAAGGGGAACTGCACCAGATGCAACAAGTGCAATGATGGCAGTGGTAGATAGAGAAGATGACTGCCACAACAAGGTCATTACAATACCACCAAGGAACATCCAGTAAGGATTATGAATAAAGTAACTGAGATGGTCCATGTTACCCATCGACTTCATCCCACCAGAGAACATTTTTAGTCCAATATAAAAAACTACTAACCCAACTAGGGCTGTGATAACAGGGTTACCCAAATCCATTCTTTTTACCTTCTTGTATAATTGTTTAGAGACTTTATCCATTAACTTTCCTTCTATACTATGTATGTGAAGTTTCTCTAATGTAACAAAACTTTAACAAAAAAGCAAGTCACTTTGTCGTTGCAATGAACACACCATTCCAATCTTTTTCTAATGGCTGGGTCTTCATGAACACACATCTCTCAATCCACATGGTATAGTAGTTTCTCATTCTCCCATCAAACTCTACACTTAAATCATTGCATAAACGAATGGCATGGTCAAACTGTTGATTGCGATAATACTCATGCATCTTCTCATGCTGTTGCTGGGCAACAAACCAATTTGTGTTTTTAAACGCCCAATGCATTTCACTCAAAACCGTATAGATGCGAATACCCACGGACTTACCTTTGACTGCAAGTTCATCGACCTTGAGATAGAAGAAGTCATCCTTGGTCTTGTCATAGGTGGACTCTCCCACCAGCAGTAGACATCCATACTCTTTACACTTGGATTCGATACGAGC